TCCTCGCCATTGCGGACTACCGACAGGAGCTCGGGCTCTCCGACTGAGGGGGTGAGCCGTGGCTCCGAAGCAGGCTGAACTCACAGCTGAAGAGATCGAGCAGCTCCCCCCTACGTTCCTCGGCCCTACCTGGCAGAAGGACAGTCTCGGCGCCTGGCTTCTTCCGAAGCGGACGCTGGGCTGGCAGATCGCCGGCTGGGCTGCGGAGTACCTGCAAGCGGAGAACGGCGGCCCCTGGAAGTTCACGCGCGAGCAGTTGAGGTTCGTCCTCCACTGGTACGCCGTGGACGAGAACGGGCGGTTCACCAACCGCAAGGGCGTCCTCCAGCGCATGAAGGGGTGGGGCAAGGACCCGCTCCTCGCGGTGCTCTGCCTCGTCGAGCTGGTCGGTCCGTCGCGCTTCTCCCACTGGGACGAGGCCGGCGAGCCGGTAGGCATCCCTCACCCGCGTGCGTGGGTGCAGGTGACGGCCGTCAACCAGTCGCAGACCACGAACACGATGGCCCTCATTCCGTCCCTCATGACGGATCACTTCAAGGCGAAGTACGGCGTCAAGGACGGCGCGGTCCTCATCCGCGCCCTTGGCGGCAAGGCTCGCCTGGAAGCCGTGACTTCCTCGTACCGTGCGCTCGAAGGTAAGCGAACGACCTTCACCCTGCTCAACGAGACCCATCACTGGGTGAGCGGGAACAACGGCCACAAGATGTACGAGACGATCGACGGTAACGCGACCAAGCAGGACAGCCGTTACCTGGCGATCACCAACGCTTACCTGCCCGGCGAGGACTCTGTCGCTGAGCGGATGCGCGAGTCGTTCAACAAGATCCTCGAAGGCCGCATGGCGGACATCGGGTTCATGTACGACTCGATCGAGGCTCACCCCAAGACCCCGCTCTCCGCGCTCGCGTTGCGGATCGTCATCCCGAAGATCCGCGGTGACGCGGTCTGGCTGAACGTCGACTCGATCATCCAGTCCGTGATGGACGCGACGATCGCGCCTTCGCGCTCGCGCCGTATGTGGCTGAACCAGATCGTCGCCGAGGAAGACGCGATCTACGGGCCGGCCGAGTGGGACCCCCTGCTCGACGACTCCAAGGTGCTGAAGCCCAACGACGAGATCGTGCTCGGGTTCGACGGCGGCAAGAGCTCGGACGCAACAGCGCTGATCGCGCTGCGCGTTCGGGACATGTGCGCCTTCGTGCTCGGCGTGTGGGAGAAGCCGGACGGCCCGCAGGGCGAGGACTGGACAGTGCCTCGTTCCGCGGTCGACTCCGAGGTTCACGAGGCGTTCCGCCTCTTCGACGTGAAGGCGTTCTTCGCGGACGTCGCACTGTGGGAGTCGTACATCGCCGACTGGTCGGAGACGTACGGCGCCGGCCTTTCCGTGTCTTCGCCATCGGGCAAGGACGCGATCGGCTGGGACATGCGTGGTTCGCAGAAGGGCGTGACGATGGCGCACGAGCGCCTGATGCGCTCGATCTTCGACGCCAAGCTGGCCCATGACGGAGACCTGACTCTGCGCCGTCACGTGCTCAACGCGAGGCGCCGGACGAACAACTACGGCATCTCCTTCGGCAAGGAGTCCAAGGACTCCCCCCGGAAGATCGACGCCTACGCCGCCCTGATGCTCGCGCACGAAGCGCTCTACGAGCTGCGCACCCGCGGCAAGAAGGTCCGCAAGCGCACGGGCCGTGGCTACTTCATCTGACCCTGTGCAAGTGTGACTGAAAGGTGGTGAGGCATGGCCGACACCAGCCCAGCATCCCTGGCGAAGGAACTCCTCGCCATCCTCGATCGAGACGGCGCCCGCATTCAGCGGATCGACGACTACATGCACGGCGAGCACGACGACCCGTACATGCCGCCCCAGGCGGATGACGAGTACCGGCTGCTCGCCAAGCGTGCGGTGTCCAACTGGATGCCGCTCCTGATCGGGACGCCGGCCCAGGCCCTGTACGTGGACGGCTACCGGCCGGGCACGAAGGCTTCGGGCCTCCCGTCCGCCTCGTCCTCGACGAGCGGGCAGTGGTCCCACTGGCAGCGTTCTCGCATGGACGCCCGCCAGGCCGCGGTCTACCGGGGCGCGCTCGGCTACGGTCACTCCTTCGTCCTGACGGAGAAGACCAAGAAGGGCGTGATGTCGAAGGGCCTGTCCGCCAAGCGGACGGCTGCCCTGTTCGAGGACCCCGCGAACGACGAGACGCCGTACGCCGCGATCACCGTGGTGTCCAAGCCGCGAGGCGAGACGCCGGGCAAGGCCCGGCTCTTCGACGGCAAGCGCGAGTACGCGGTCACCTTCAAGTCGTACACCGACGCCGACTCCATCCGGGTCGGGGGTGGCAAGCTGCACGGCGCTACCGAGTGCCCGGTCACCCGCTTCGCTGCGTCGGTCGACCTCGAAGGCCGCACGATCGGCGTCGTCGAGCCGATGATCCCGCTCCAGAACCGCATCAACCAGACGATCTTCGATCTGCTGGTGGCCCAGACGTACACCTCGCACGAGGTGCGGTACGTGACCGGCATGGCTCCGCCTCTCCAGATGGAGATGCTGGACGAGAACGGCATGGTCACCACTGATCCGACTCTGGCCGTGGACAGCCGGCCCAAGCTCGACCCGGCCGGCAACCCCATCCCGGCCGCGATCAACCACAACGCGCGGCGCTTCCTCTTCGCCGAGGACCCGGACGTGAAGTTCGGTTCGCTGCCCGCTGGTCCGATCGGCTCGCTCATCGACTCCGTCGACATGAGCATCCGCCACCTCGCGGCCGTCTCGCAGACTCCGCCGCACCACCTGCTCGGCCAGATCGCGAACCTGTCTGCCGAGGCCCTACTCGCTGCGGAGACTGCGCTGTCGCGGAAGATCACCGAGTTCCAGTCCATCTTCGGAGAAGCCTGGGAGCGCGTCTTCCGCCTGGCGGCCGAGCTTGAGGGCAACACCGCAGAGCAGGAGGACTTCTCCGGCGAGGTTCAGTGGCGGGACATGGAGTCGCGCTCGCTGGCCCAGGCCGCGGACGCTCTCGGCAAGCTGGCAGACCAGCTCGGTATCCCGAAGCGTGGTCTGTGGAAGCGGGTGCCCGGCATCACCCAGACCGAGTACGAGGACTGGGAGCAGATGGCCGAGGAGGACGACTCCGTCGGCCAGCTCGCTACGGCCCTGACTCGGGCCACCCCTGACGCGGCGCCGGCCACCCCGGTGCCGGCCTCACCTGACAGTGGGGTGGTCGCCGCGTGACCAGCCCGGCCCGAGCGGCTGAGGCTGACCGTGCTGCGATTGCGTTCCAGACGGCGCTGACCCAGATCGGGGCGGGCACCGTCGCTGACGCGCTTGCGATGTGGGAGGACGTCCCGGCTACAGCCAGGGCGTCCACCGCCACCTCTTGGTTGAGGCGGGCCATCACGCTGGTGATGGGTCGCAGGCGCCAGTCGCGGGATCTTGCCCGCGCGTACTACCGCCTCGTCCGCGCCCTGCGGACGGGGACCACGGTTGCCGATCCCTACCACCCCGAGCCCAGGTACGTGACTGTTACGACCCTGCGCGAGGAGTTCGCCGCCTTGGTCGGAGGCGCTGAGCGCCCCCAGGAGGGGCGTGCAAGCGACCCCCCTGCCGAGACCTCGGACTCCGCCTCGTCGGCCGCGACCAGCCAAGCTGGGGAAGCTGACGGGGCGGCCCTCGACAACCCCGACCAGGCGTCGGAAGACGAACTCGACCGCATCCTGGTCGAGGAGATCGAGGGCCTTCGCGAGGCGGAGGAGCGGATCGAACGCGAGGCGGAGCAGGAGCTGCGCCTGGTGCTGGAAGCCCTTGGGCCCACCAACCTCCAGAAGAAGGTCGACGTGATCGACGGCGCCAGGAGCGCTGACGAGGTCGACAAGCTTCGGGATGAGGCCAAGAAGCAGGCCGGCGCCCAGCAAGCCGCAGCCGCTGAGCGGGTCGCCATGAACGGCGGTCGCTCGGCGATCTGGAACCACATGTCGCGGGACCGTCGAGCCCTTGGCTACATCCGACTTTCGCGTACCGGTACCCCTTGTGGGTGGTGCGCGATGCTCATCTCTCGTGGGCCTGTCTACCGATCGAAGAACTCGGCTGAGTTCGCCGATGGGGACAAGTACCACGACAACTGCCACTGCTACGCGGAACCCGTGTTCACGCAAGAGCAGTACAACGGCTCGTCCACGTACGAGCTGAACCGCCGGTACGAGGAGCTGTGGCCCAAGGTCACACGCGGCCTGTCCGGCAAGGCGGCTGTGTCCGCCTGGCGCCGGTTCATCCGGCAAGAACAGCAGGCCGCAGCCCAGGAGGCTCGGCGATCCCCATCGAGCGTCCAGGAGGCGTGACAGTGCCTGAGCAGGAAACCCCCAGCACCGAAGAGACCACCACGGAAGAGACCGTCGAGACGCCCCCGGAGGGCGAGACCCCCCAGGTCGAAGAGACGGCCACGACCGAGGAGAAGCCCACCGAGGAGAGCGTTCCGGCTGACGTGCTTCGCAAGAAGCTGACCGACGCCAACGCCGAGGCGGCCAACTACCGCACCAAGCTCCGTGAGACGGAGGCCAAGCTCAGCTCGGCCAAGACCGTCGAGGAGTTCGAGGCGGCGACCGCCGAACTGAAGGGGCAGATCGAGTCGCTGGAGCGGAGCATCCTGCTCAACAACGTGGCCGCCAAGTACGAGCTTCCGCCCGTCCTCGCCAAGCGCCTTTCGGGCGCCACCGAGGAGGAGCTGGAGGCCGACGCGAAGGAGCTCCAGAAGCTCGTCGCACCTGAGCAGCCGCAGTCCCTGTCCGGGGGCCTGGACCCCGAGGACAACGAGGACGACTTCGATCCGGTCAAGGCCGCGCAGGCAGCTCGCCGCGCCCGCCGTTACTGACCACCTTCTGGCAAGTGTGCAACCTGCGCACGCCGATCCTCCCTACCGAACGGAGCAAGTAACCCGTGGCTGAACACGTCGTCATCAAGCCCGAGAAGATCGCCGCGACCGCGGCGGTCGCTCTGGAGCAGTCCCTTGTCGTGCCCGCGCTCTTCCAGCGTGAGGGCATCGACCAGTTCAAGGGTGCCAAGAACGACACCATCAACGTCAAGGTCGAGGGCGTCCTGCCCTTCCGTACCTACGGCTTCCGCAACAACCGGTCCACTGCGATCCAGTTCGACGAGTACGCCGAGAAGACCGTCGCCGTTCAGTTCGGTGGCGACATCTACTCCGCGGTCAAGCTGACCGACGAGCAGCGCGACTTCGACCTCGACGGCTGGGCCAAGCTCATGGCCAAGCAGACCGAGGCCATCGGCCGCGGCCTGGAGCGCCAGGCGGTCAACGCCCTGCTCGACGAGAGCTACGCGGTCACCCTTGGTGGTGCCGTGAGCGGTCGGGCCGGCGACCTGCGCAAGACCCTGATCAAGGCGCGCGACGTCCTCAACAAGTTCCGCGTCCCGCTGGAGGGTCGCGTTCTGCTCGTCGGTTCCGACTGGGAGCTCGCGCTCCTGACGGACGACAAGCTGAACCTGGCCGGCAACGTCGGCGAGCAGGAGGCGGTCTCCGCCCTGCGCGAGGCTTCGATCGGCCGGCGCTTCGGCTTCGACATCGTCATCTCGCAGGAGATCCCCGGCGACGCCGCGTTCGCCATGCACCGCTCCGCGTTCATCTTCGCGACCGGTGCCCCGTCCGTCCCGTCCTCGGTGACCGGTGGCTCTGCCGCGCACAACGGTGTGGCCCTGCGCTGGATTCAGGACTACGACGCGAACTACCTGACCGACCGTTCCGTGGTCAACACCTACAAGGGCTTCCGGTCCGTCAAGGACCAGCTCCTGGGTGTCGACAACGGCACCGACCAGGCGTTCGTGTCCGAGTACGAGCACTTCGTCCGTGCGATCCGCCTCGACCTCGACGCCACGGTCGACGTGCTGCCGGACCCGGACGGCCCTGACGCCGTTCAGGTCGAGCTCGCTGCGATCACCGGTGTCGCCGGGGTTGCTGACGGCGCTGGCGTCTGATCCATCGGCTGAGTGGGGCGGGGTGTGCAAGTTGCGCATCCCGCCCCTCCCCGTGAGTGAAGGAGAACCATCTTGGCGAACTTCGCCACACTGGAAGAGCTGAAGGCTCGCCTCGACTGGACGCTCGACGCTGACGAGGAGCGCATCGCGACCTCGGCCCTGGAAGACGCCTCCGACCTGGCCAGCTTCCATGCTGGCCGTGACTGGCCGGACGTCACCTCGGCCCCACGCCTGGTACGGACGCTGGTCCTGAAGGCGTGCAGCCGGTACATGACCAACCCCTCGGGCTACACCCAGTCCCGAGCGGGCGACGAGACCCTGGGCTGGAACGACACCCAGGGCGAGAACGCGGGCACCGTCTACTTCACCGACGACGAGCAGAAGCTCCTCGTGCAGATCGGCGGGCGCAAGCCCGGCCTGGTCTCGGTGGGCGTGAGCGCCTGGAACTCGGACATCCGC